AACACATAAGCAGACAAGGTACACCACACCCACAAGCTATGCCAGATGAGTACAAGGTAGAGTATTGTGATGATGCACCGATGACAAATACAGTAATGGCATACCGACAGTATTATGCCAATGGTAAGAACAAGATAGCTGAGTGGAATAAGACTAGAGCTATGCCTGATTGGTATGCCAATGGTACGTATAAAGAAGCTCCAGACTACGTTAACAGAGCTGATTAAAATAATTGTTGACATACATTTTAAGGTATGTTAACTTAAACCAGAGAGGAGAATATGATGACAACATGGAGTAAGAAACTAAAGTTCAACCCAAGCACAGACTTAGATGCAGAGGTATGGGCAAAGATACTAGATAAGTTTATCTTTATGGCAAAGGAACAAGGAGATATAAGCACATGTCAGATGACAGACTTTGCATGTAGTGCCATACTATATGATAGGTCAGATGAGTTGGACAACCAAAGCTATAGTCAAGGGGAGTTGTATGAATGATACATAACTTCTTACACTATGGTGGCATGGCATTAATGATGCAGTCTTTAATAGGGTGCATGTTGTTACCATCACACTATACCATAATGGTAACAATAATAACAGCAACAATGGGCATAGTAATATTTTTACTATCCATAGTAATAGGAGATTTGTTTGATGGTTAAGATAACTAAAGAAGATGGTTCGCCCTATCCTGAGTTAGATGATAAAGTGTATTCTATTTTAGAGATAGCAAGAGCAATCGAAGTAGTAACAGAAGGTGATGACGTGTTGATAGGACAAATTGCTACCGCCTTAGACATGTTAAGGAAAGACCCAACTATCTTTGATGAGATTGAGTCTGAAATGGGAGCAGAATATTTAAGTCCAGAACATTATAAAAAACTTATGAACTAGGAGAAAAAGAATGAGCAAAGAAGAAACAGTATTAGAATTTGTTAATGCAGTAAGAGAAGTAACACGAGGGCTAGAAGAAACGGGCATAGAGTATCTGACTTACTATGAGGTAGGTAAGATGGACAAGGCTATGGATAAGGTAAGAGAAGCTCATGGTATTGTCTATCAGAAGGGGGACTCTAATGAGGGACATGTATACAGATCATACCATTCAGACTTTGTATATAAAGACCACAAGGATGCCTATGATGAAGACTAAAGACATAATATATTTGTTAGTAGACAATGACATTGTAATAGAAGATGTCATTGATGCTATCATAGAAGAGAATGGTATCATAGGTGTTGGCTTGATAAGTTTAGCCAACGATTTAGAGAAGCATATCCATTCACACATTAAACCAATGAGTCAAGATGAACTCAGTAACTAGGAGAAGAAGATGGTCAGTAGGCACATAGTAGACAATGACTTTGAGAGTGATGATACCATTGATGCAGAGGTCATGGTTCAGGTAAGGCACATAGCTACATCAGTATCAAGTCATTACAACACTCGTCCCGTATCCGATGAAGAAGCTGTAGATTTCTATAACACTTATAACATATGGCAAGGAGAATAGCTTTGAAGTTATCAGATTTTTTTAGAGGATTAGATTTTATTATAACAATAACACTCTTGAACCCTTTCTTTTGGATGCTTTTTATATTAATTTTTAATCTCTTTGATCTTTGGTAAAGAAATAACTTGACAGGATTTTTAAAGTCTGTATAATGTCTTTAAAGAGAGAGAGAAAAGATAATCATTATAATAATAATCTTATTAAGGAGCAGTAATGAGTACTAAAGAAACACATATAAGTTGTCCAGCATGTCCATCAAGTGATGCCTTCACAAGATATGAAGATGGGCATGGGTACTGTTACTCTTGCCTTACAACTTTTACAAAGGGAGACTTAGAAAGAATGTTTGATAATATAATAACAGAACCAAAACCTAATGAGAATATTCTTATGTCTCATTCAAGTATCGGTAAGGGTCGTGATGGGTGGCAAGCTATTGATGATAGAAAATTATCTTATGCTACATCAAAGAAATTTAATGTAACAGTAGATAAGGGTGTGTCTCATTACTATCCTTACTATGATGTCGATAAGAATCATGTTGCCAATAAGATACGTAAGGCAGGTAAACAATTCCAATGGGAGGGTGATGTAAAAAGTTCTACTCTCTTTGGTCAGCATGTCTTTGGCAAAGAGTCAGCCAAAGGTATAACAATTACTGAAGGAGAGCTTGATGCAATGGCTTGCTATCAGCTACTTGGCTCAAGATATCCTGCTGTCTCAGTACACAATGCACAATCAGCCAAGAAGAATTGTCAACAGAACTATAAGTACCTTGACTCCTTCAAGAGTATTGTCATTTGTTTTGACAATGATGAAGCAGGTAAGAAAGCTAGTGAGGAAGTAGCAAGACTATTCCCTAACAAAGCTAAGGTCATGATACATAGTAATGGTATGAAGGATGCATGTGATTACTTAGGGGCAGACAGAGATGAAGAGTTCAGGAATGCATGGTTCAGTTCAGAGAAGTATACACCTGCAGGTATAGTATCAGGCTTATCCTTATATGATTCACTAAAGAATAAGAAACAACCTGAGTGCTTAGCTCTACCTTGGACTGCTCTTCAAGACCTTACCTATGGACTGAGACGAGGTGAGATGTGGACTATCACAGCAGGGTCAGGCATGGGTAAGACACAGGTGTTGCGTGAGTTAGCTTATCATATACAACACAACTCAGAAGATAACATAGGCATGATGTTCTTTGAAGAACCATTGGATGATTCAGCCAGAGGTATGCTAAGTCTGGGTGCAAACAAACCTTTACATCTCCCTACCACAGAGATAACGGGTGAAGAATTTGATGAGGCTTTCAAGAATACACTTGGCTCAGATAGGTATCACTTCTTTGAATCCTTTGGCTCTACTAATATTGATGCAGTCATTAGTGCCATACGATACCTTGCTCTGGGATGTGATTGTAAGTACATCTTCCTTGACCACATATCTATCTTGGTGAGTGACCAATCGCAAGGTGATGAACGTAAGGCATTGGATGAGATAGCTACCAAGCTCAAGACTTTAACCATTGAGTTAAACATATGGCTAGGTATGGTCAGTCATAGTAAGAGGCCGAGTGGTAAATCCCATGAGGAAGGTGGACAAACTTCTCTTAGTGAACTCAGAGGTACAGCAGGTATCGGTCAGCTAAGTAACATGGTACTAGGACTTGAGAGAGATGGGCAGAACCCTGACCCTACAATAAGAAACACTACCTTGATAAGAGTACTGAAGAATAGATTCTCTGGATTGACTGGACCAAGTACCTACCTACACTATGACAGAGATACAAGTAGGTTGACAGAAACATTCCCAGATGATATAGAAGAAGGGATAGAGGAGTTTGAGGAGCTTACGTAATGGATAGTGCGATTGTAATTGACATAGAAACTAATGGACTAAATCCTAATAAGATATGGTGCTTGGTTGGTCAGGATGTAGAGACGGGTGAAGTATTTGTAATGCGTACTCAACTCTACCTTGATAAACTGTTGGCTAAGTATGACCGAGTAATAGGACACAACATTATTTCTTTTGATGCACCACAGATTGAAAAGATATGGGGCATAAAGATACCACATGAGAAACTAATGGACACCTTAATCCTTAGTCAGTTAGCCAGACCTGATAGAGATGGTGGTCATTCATTAGGTTCATGGGGAGCCAGACTAAAGTTTCCAAAGGGAGACTTCAATGATTGGTCAGGCTACTCAGCAGAGATGTTAACCTATTGCAAGCAAGATGTATCTGTAACTGTCAGACTATACAATCATCTAAGACATGAGCTTAAAGGTTTCTCCATGGAATGTATTACTCTGGAGCATGATGTTAAAAGAATAACATGCAAGCAAGAGAGAGATGGATTCTTTATTGACCAGAAGTATGCAATGGATTTGGTTGGTAAGTTAGAGAGAAGACTTAATGAGATACGTGAACAACTAAGGGTAGTGTTTCCACCTATACGCATTGAGACACAGCTTAAGACTAAGCTCAAGGTTACAATGCAAGACTTTAATGTTGGCTCACGTAAGCAGATAGCAGAAAGATTAATGGAACGAGGGTGGAAACCAAAGAAGAAGACAGATAAAGGTAGTGTGATAGTAGATGAGGCAGTACTCAATACTATCAACATGCCAGAGGCAAAGGTTATAGCTGAGTATCTTATGTTACAAAAAAGAATTGCTCAGGTTAGCTCATGGCTTGATGCTCTTGACTCTTCCTTTGACAACAGAGTACATGGTTCTGTATTAACATTGAGAACTATCACAGGTAGGATGGCACATGCCAAACCTAACATGGCTCAGGTACCTGCAGGGTATTCGCCATATGGTAAGGAATGTAGAACATGTTGGACTGTACCCAAAGGTAAGGTACTGGTAGGTATAGATGCAAGTGGAATTGAATTAAGAATGCTTGCTCATTACATGCGTGACCCAGACTATACACAAGAGATATTGAATGGTGACATACACACCTTGAATCAAACTAATGCAGGACTAGAGACAAGAGACCAAGCAAAGACATTCATCTATGCCTTCCTCTATGGTGCAGGTTCCAAGAAGATAGGTTCCATTGTAGGTAGTGGTTCAAAGAAAGGTAAAGAATTAATAGATAACTTCCTTGAACAAACACCATCACTTGCACTATTAAGGAACAGAGTAACACAAGAGGCAGGACGCAGTTGGCTCAGAGGATTGGACAACAGAAAGATATGGGTAAGATCAGCACACTCAGCATTGAACACCAAGTTACAAGGTGCTGCTGCTGTGGTCATGAAGAAAGCTTTGGTACTCTTTGCCAATGGTTTAGATAAGAATGTAAAGATTGTTGCCAACGTACATGATGAGTGGCAGGTAGAGTGTGATGCTTCCCAAGGAAACTTAGTGGGTAAGTTAGGAGTTGATGCTATAATAGATGCAGGAAAATATTATAAATTAAACTGCCCTCTTGATGGTGAATATAAATTGGGTAACAACTGGTCGGAGACACACTAATGGAATATGTATTACCTAAACATGTAGCAGAGTTCATGAAAGAAAAGAATGAGTTTAGAACAGAGATTAAAAAGCTTACAGCCGAGAATGAAATTCTTAGGTACAACGTAAGGGAATGCGAGAGACAACTAAGAGATGCTCGCATCCGAATAAAAGACTTGACATCTTAAACTCAATATGGTATAAGATGTTATTAACAATTAACAATAACCGAGAGGATTGAATATGCCAGTAGTAACAGGTAAAGCTTATTGGGCTAAGTTAGAAAAGCCAGCTCAGAAGTATAACACAACAGCACAAGAAGACACAGAGTATTGTATTGACTTAACTATTGATAAAGCTACACGTAAACTATTAGAAGGACTTAACCCTTCAGCTTCTATCAAGAATAAGAAAGATGATCGTGGAGATTTCTTCACGTTTAAAAAGAATGCATTCAACAGGAAAGGTGAAGCTCTCCCTAAGCCTAGGATTGTTGATGCTAAGACGAATGACATCTCAGGTACATTGATAGGTAATGGATCTGACGTTAGAGTTATGTTCCGATCTGTAGAGATTGAGAACGTACCTACTATGGAAGGTAAGAATAAGTTCTACCTTGATGCCGTTCAAGTTGTTGACCTTGTACCATATGCTAAGTCAGAAGACTTTGGTGAGGTTGATGGCTACGTTGCTGATGGTGCTGTAGCCAGTACCAGCTCAGAAGAATCTGCTCCATTCTAATGAGTAAACGTGAGATTAGTTCTCTCTTAGAGGACATTGATAAAGTATTTATTCAAGGTAAAGCTCCATCGGAGGCTAATCTCACACTACTAACTGAAGGGATTAGTGCTGAGTTAGTCAAGGCATTGTCCGAAGAGTATGTATCAGCAGGTAGAATGAGACTGTCAGCCATAGGTAAGAAAGATAGACAGCTATGGTATGACTACAATGGATACGATAAAGAACCATTGTCTACTGCTACCAGAATTAAATTTTTATTAGGTCATATAATAGAAGAGCTTACCTTATTCCTAGTGAGAGAAGCAGGACATGAGGTAACGATGTGTCAAGAAGAAGTAAAAGTTAATGGTGTCAAAGGACATATAGATGCCATGATAGATGGAGAGTTAGTGGATGTTAAGTCAGCATCCCCTTATGGATTTAGAAAGTTTCATAATGGTAGCTTGAAAGATGATGATCCCTTTGGATACATCTATCAGATATCTTCTTATGCCAAGGCCTTGAAGAAAGATGCAGGGTATTTCTTGGCTGTAGATAAATCAAATGGATTCATGACGTTGCTCAAGACAGACGTTACCGATGTAAATCCTGAAGAAAGAATTGATCAGCTAAGGAAAACCTTAAGTGATAAGGAACCACCAGAGAAATGTTACCAACCTACAGAAGAAGCCAATGGCAATAAGAAGTTAGCTATCGGTTGTAAGTTCTGTGATTTTAAAAAGATATGTTGGGAAGATTCTAATGATGGCTTTGGCTTACGTAAATTTAAATATGC